GAAAGACGATTGATTTTATTCATCCAATTCTCAAAAGCGGAACGAATTGAAAAATCTGTATCGTTAATAATGGTAACAGTCCAAGACTCAAAAGTTCTGTCTCCGGCAACTTTTAATGTTCTTCCTCTGAATGCCACATCTAAAGGAGTTATGGAAGATCCGGGAAGAGCTGCTGATTTAACTAAAAATCTTGATTTGTCGAGAACCGTAACGTCTGCCGGTGCAATATCCGGAAAAGATAAAACCACCTCGAAGAGATTGCTTCTGGCACCACCACCCGATAACTTACTCTTAAAGTCAGTAATCTTTCTTAATGGGGGCGGATTGAGTTGATTTCTTGTTGCCATGATTGATTAACCTCTGTTACTTAAAAGTTTCCGATTACTTCTTCAAAATCAACACCAGTTTTGGTGGCAATAAAGGTAAGACCGATGAAGTTAATCGATCTTGATGGTTTAATATAAATGTCTGCTTTAAATTCATTTGCATCAATTACAGCAGCAGTATTATTTGTTTCGTCACAAATCACAACATAATCAAAAATTCCTCGATTTGCCTGAACATCTCTCAAGAATGGTTCAATTGTATTGACGAAATTAGTTCTTGTAATTTCATCATTAAATTCGAATAATACATCCTTGGCAGCACGAGAGATCGCATCCTCAAGATAGATGAAAAGTCTGCGAACATTAATACGATCAAATGCCGAAGGTCTTCCCAGACCGGTCTTATCACCAAACAGAATAATCCCAGCTCCGGGTGAGAAGATAATTGGATTAATTCTATTTGAATAAAGACGATCTCTTTGTGATTTTGTTGGGGCATAGGCAAGTTTAATCGCACTTAAAATAGCACCTCTGGTAGTTCCTGCTGGGGAGTACCATGGAAAGAAATTAATATCGGTGCGAGCACAAAGTCCTGCGATGTCTCCATTCATAGGAATATAACGATAAGTATTTGCGAATCTATCATACACATACTTATATGTGGAATCAAAAACTGCATAAGAAGAAGATACTATCGGTGAAAAGAAACTAATTACATTTTTCGTAATATCTTCTGCCTCTCTAATTGTAGTATCTCCTTCTACGGGATTATCAGAAAGAAATGCTCCTCTATAAGGAGTTATGAAGGCAATTGAATCCTTTCTTAGTTCAGCAACGGAAATGAGTTTGCTCGCAAGTTCCTGTGCCATCTCTTTGGCATAACCGGCAGAACCCATTAATAGAAAGTCAGCTTTAATGTCTTCTGTATTTTCAAACAAATCATATCCATCCTTCAGTTCCGCAAGAGTTGCCGTAAGAGCACCGGGATCAGAAAGATTTGTTCCTCCATCATAATTCTTTCCGCCAGATAAAGTATAAGTTTTGGCCCCCAAAGATCCAAAAATAATATTTTCGGCATCCTGATCCCATCCGTTATCGGTTGTGAGATCGAATTGACCTGCATCAAAACCTGTTGTTGTCAATCCGGTAGGTGCTCCTCCGGCAAGAATAATAGAAGAACCTTCTGCAATATATTTTCTCCAATAAGCGGTGCTTCCGGCAGAAAACTGGGCATCGGTTGCCTTTGAGAGACCCAAATGTCTTTCGAGAATTGTTCCGGCATTTCCGGTAATACTTCCCAAATCATCAATCACTACAACATGAACCTGATCAAATCGGGAACCTCTTGGTTCTGCATAAGAAGATGTTCCGGGTGCGGGTGCGATATTATTCCACTGGATATTGGAGTTAGTCAGGTTAATGTATTGCTGACTGAACCAATCAACTTCAGATGTATAAGAGGTGCTTCCTAAAGTAACCAGAGAATCGCCAGTTGTTACGATGCCAACAGTTCCACTTTCAGTGAAGCAGTAAGTTCCATCTTGCTGATAATCAACAATAGTTTCTGTATTTCCAGATGATACGCGACTTAGAATCTTAACCGCAATCGAACCCGCACCAATCTCAGTAATGATTCCTTTTAGATAAGAACCTTCTAATGATATGGAAGAACCGGTTCCAATATCTGATTTTCCGCTAAGAGATTGAGTTACACCATAACCAACTCTGGCAAGAGTAGTTACAATACCGCTTAAAATTTGGTCTGCTTTGGAATCAATAATCGCAACTTTGATTCCATTCGCCCAAGAACCGGGATTTCTTGCCGCTACAATAACATTTGTGATAGTATTTTCATCATATCCAAGATCTTCATAATTTTCTAAACTTTTAATTTTTACGCTTGTAACTCCTACATTTCCAACAAAGGCATTTTTTACATTATCATCATCAGCTCTCACAACTCTTAATGATCCGCCATATGCAAGATAAGATGAGGCAACTAACCAGCTCTCATAGTGCTTATCTGTTGGATATGGTTCTCCAAAAATATTTAATAGATCATTTTCACTCTCTATTAAAATAGGTTCATCAATAGGTCCCTTTGCAAAAGGTGCCACAATTCCTCCCATTTTACCGGAAGATGGCTGAACTCTACCAGTAGTTAGATCAACTTCCCTTACTACAATTCCGGGAGATGCTAAATTTAAGGGCATCTGTATTCTCCGTCTATCCAAAACTATCTGAAAGTATTTATAATTTCCTTCGTTTCTATAAGATTATCGATAATCCCACATATAATTCCACTCAGAAGATACATCACCATATTCATCAACGTTCCAAATTTCCAATGACTCATTTTTATTATCTGGTCTGGCAATCATCCACCTATCTCCAGTATCGCTATCGATGGTAATTGCCGTATCATAATCATCCAGTCCATCATTAATAAATCCAAAAGGAGACATATCCTGATCTATTTGATTTTTTTGTTCCTCATATATTCTCTTACGAACATCATTTTCGGTCATCTCCTTAAAATATTCTTGTGCCACCAACCAAGAAAAGATTACAAGGCAAATCGCCAAATCATCATTACATCCCTCTTCTGCTTCAAATGTATTGTGTTTTTGAATAAAAGTGGTTAATTCCGAAATAATATCATAATCATTAATAATTAACTTATCGTCTTCAATTAGAAGCTTTAAGTTGGAGCATCCTAATTTTTTAACAGAAGATGTCATTCTTACTCCCATTTGAGTTCTTTTGCCACTAAATCCGGATCCTACAATTTGACCCGCTCTTCCTCTCATAGAGCACATTAAAATATTATTATATTCCAAATCATAATGCAATATGTTTGCGACCTGATCTCCGATATCATTGATTTCTGCTAAAATCCAAGAATTATTATAAGCTTTTGCAACTTTTTCAATAATACTCGGAAATAACATAGGTTTAATTTCATTATTTTTATATTTTGCCACTACTTTATATGGAAAATTACTAATATCAAAAATAACAAATGCCGAATAATCATTTCCAATTCCTCTTGCTACATCTACGGTAATTAGATAATCGTGATCATCTTTTGGTTCTTCATATATGTCTAATCCCTTATCACCTTTTTTTATTGGATCATCATAAACAAGTATTTTTAATTTACTGGGATTAATGAGTGTTCCAATTGATCCTAAAAATTCACAAAGATGTTCCGCTCTAAATTGTTCTTCACTCGTATTTGCAATCGTCTGTTCTTTCCATTTTTCATCTCTTCCTGGAACTTCGGACCAGTGAACTTCGGTAGGAACGAAATCATTTTTATTTCTTTCGGCATCGTGCCACATTCGATAAAAATGATTCATACCTTTTGGAGTAGAAACAATAATAACTTTAGTAGATTTACCGGATGAAATTGTAGGATAGACCGATGCAAAAAACTCGTCTGCAATATGATTTGGAACGAATGCAAATTCGTCCAGAAAAATAATATTAAAAGACATTCCCCGAACAGCGGATGCTGACGTAGAGGCAGCAACAATTTTTGATCCATTTTCTAATTCTAATGAACCTTTATTCCAGGATATAATTCCTTGCTGCATCCATTTTGGAAGATTTTCATACGATAGTTGAAGTCTGCCAAGAAGTTCTCTGGATGTTGAAGCCTTGTTTGCAAGAATACCAATATTTACATTATCATTAAAGACAATATAATGTAAAAGATAAGAAACTGTTGTGACAGAATTGTGAGTTGGAATAAAAGTTCTTCCACACAAAAATAAATGATCTTGATTATCAACTGAAATGCATTGCATTGGTTCAGTTTTAATTTTTTTTATATTCTTGATGTATAATCTTTCATTTTTTGTATGATTAAATAAATTTTTTTGTCTTTCTAACTTTCTGGGTAACTTAAACACATCATATTTACTTGTACAAAATCTAATTGTTCCATATAATCCAGAATAACCCGGAATTTTTTTATATCTGAGTCTACTTTTTATTCCAAGAGATGAAATAAGTTCTCGTACTTGTAGTAATAAATTTCCTTCTTTTTGATAAAATTCGCAAGCACCATTGGGAGTTACTGATCCATCAGTATCCATTAATCCCCTAAGAAGTTCCAATCTTTGATCTATTGATGATCTTAAATATTCATTTGGTATATATTTTTCATCATTCAACTTTAATTTTCTAATAGTTTTATACAAACTTTCATATGAATATTGCCAAACATTGCTTTCTTTGTATTTGTATTTGTTAGTTATTTTTAATGGAATATTTGATGATATATTTTTTATATCTTCATATAATCCAACTACGGACGCATTACTTCTACTTCCATCACCCAACCATACTCCAAAAGTATAAGGATCTATTGGTAAATTTATATGTGGTAAATTAATAGCGGAACTTATTTTTGTATAGATTGAGGAACCTTTTTTTACGGTCTTCAATTTTTCAAATTTTTGTATAATATCTTTAGTTTTTAATATTTTTTCTTTGTGATACCAATCTGAATGAGATACAGACCACAAATGCTCGCTACAAGACTTTATAACCTCTCCATTATCAAACTCTATTTCATATGTATCGATTGTTTGTATTTCAGATTTTGCAATAACTTTTGTTGAAATACCATCTCTTCCGAAAATAGTATCACCAATTTTTAAATCATTAATAGTAGACCATCCTTCTGGAGTTGGAATAGGAGTATCCAAAGACAACATTTTCCCAACCTGACGCGGCATCTTACAAATATTAAATCTATAATTGTGAAAATTTTTAATTAATTTTCTCTGAAACGGATACATATTGAACGGAACAAGACCTTCATCCACATTCACGATTTTGATGTAATTTTCCGTAAAATATACTGGGTCATCCTTACATTTCAGAAACTCAATAATTTGATCTTCCGTAAACTCAATTTGAGTATTTGCCTTTTTTAATAGTGGATTGCCAAGATATATATTATCTGCCATAATTTTATGTTAAATCGAAGAAACTTAAAGCACCAATAATATCTCCAGTTCCACTCAACACTCTTGCAGCAAGTGTATCTGATAGATCACTCATAAAATCACCACTTAACTTTATCAGCCCAATAAGCCGCACTCATTTTACCTTTTGCAATATTTTTAGCGTGTCTTGATTTAAATCTCTTGCGTCTATTAGCATATGATTTAGATTCTCCTTTTTTCTTTGGAGAACCCTTTACGCCTCTTTGACCAAAACGAAGTATTTTTTCCTCTCCACCTTCACAAGCCTTTACAACGTGAGACTTGCCCGTAAGAGAATCTCCTACGGGATCAGACTTTGGGGAGTTGCATTTCATTTTGGACTTATCTAATGCCTCACACATAAACTCACCAAAAGTTTTTACTCCCCGAGATTCATCCATAGATCCCTGAACCTTATGCTCTCCACTATCAAGATAATCTGCGGCAGTATCAATATAATCTGCTGCTTTGGTGATTTTTGATTGAACCCAGGCTTCAATATTACCTTCCCCCTT